GGCATCGAGGACTTGATGGTTAAAGTCTTTAACAAGCTTGCTGCCTCTTCAATTAAATTTAATATTGGTTCCGTTACAAACGTGGGGCAGGTCGAGCTAGATTCTGGAACACTTTTAACCGCCACTATTAACATCTCAACCCTAACGGAATGGAGCTAATCGATGGACGATTGGACTAAGGAACAAGCCGACTTCCTAAAGAAAATCGGTCAGCTTCCACCAGCAGCACCAGCACCAAAACCAACTACCAAGAAAGATGAGGAATAACTGAAATGGCAGTATTTCTAAACAATGGCGTAGTTTTGACAGTCAATTCAGTTGATCTCTCAGACCACGTTACAGCAGTAACAATCAACCGCACTTTCGATGAGCTCGAAGTAACTGCGATGGGTGACTCAGGTCACAAGTTCATCAAGGGTCTCGAAGCATCAAGCATCACAATCGACTTCCTAAACGACACAGCTTCAGGAGAAGTTCTTGCAACTCTTCAGGCTGCATGGGGAACAAACGTAACTGTCACAGCTAAGCAGACATCTGCAGTAGTTTCAGCTACTAACCCACTTTATACAATGACATGCCTAGTAAATAACACAACTGACATCAACGGCGCAGTTGCTGATCTATCTACTCAGTCAGTCACTTGGAACGTTTCAGGTACAATCGCAGTAACAACAGCGTAAGACAAACAAAGGGGCTAAACAATGGCAAAGCTAAGGGTTACAACAGCAGACAACAACGTAACAGAGTACGAAATTACTCCACTACTTGAATACGCTTTTGAGCAATACGCCAAGAAAGGCTTTCATAAGGCTCTGCTAGAAGATCAGAAGCAATCTGATATTTACTGGCTAGTCTGGGAAGCGACTCGTCGTTCGGGTGCAACGGTTAAACCTTTCGGAGAAGGCTTCCTCGAAACTCTTAAAGGAGTCGAGGTCTTAGAGTCTGACCCTTTAGGGTAGATCGGAACTCTGTCACCTATACCGCAGCTCGCTTGAGTTACGCGTATGGAGTTCCGTTCAACACCATCGTAGAACTTTCACCGATGGCTTTTAAGGCGCATGTAGAGGTTCTCAGGGATATAGCAAAGGAGCAAAGCGATGGCAACAAAGCTGCAAGGCGCAACCGCTCTTAGAAAAGCCCTGAAAGATTTCACTCCAACTCTTGCTAAAGAGACCAGCAAAGAGATTGCAGCCGTTGTAAAGCCATTGGCTCGCAACGCTAGAGGATTCTTACCAAGTAATCAGGAAGTGCCCTCAGGCTGGCTTAAACGCCCTAATGCCGGTGGCAGATGGGCTAACCGTTACTATGACGCTTCAGAGGCTCGCAGGGGCATCAGCTACCGTACAACGCCCACAAAGCCTAACCGTAGCGGATTCCGCGCCTTGGCTTCGATTTCTAATAAGTCTGCCTCAGGTGCTATCTATGAAACTGCCGGACGTAAGTCTGGAGTAGTTGGTAACTTCACTCCTAAACTCGGTGGCAAGCTCGTAGGCGATGGGCAGAAGAGTACAGGTCGCGCCATATTCAGAGCGGCTAAAGAGGATCAAGGCAAGGCGACAGCTGGCGTAATCAAAGCCATCGAACGCGCAGCCGCTAAGTTCAACGCAGCGACAGGAAAACTATGACAACATTAAGAGTAGATATTGCTTCGGAGTTCGTAGGTCGCAAAGCGTTCTTCGAGGCACAGAAGGCAACCGATACCCTCGGTAAGAAGGTTGTAAAACTTGGCAAGTCTCTAGGCGTAGCCCTTGGCTCTGCAGCTTTAGTCTCATACGGCAAGGCTTACGTCAAAGCTTTCGCAGCAGATGAAGCGGCAACTATTCGCCTTGCTAATGCAGTTGATAACTTAGGCATGTCCTACGCTAATCCTGCTATTGCTAAATTCATCAATGACTTAGAGCTTCAGTCTGGAATCGTAGATGACAAGCTACGCCCAGCAATGCAAGCATTATTGACAACCACCAAGGACTTAACAGCCTCACAGAAGCTCCTCGGAAGTGCTATCAATATCAGCCGCGCTAGTGGCATCGATCTATCTACCGTAGCGCAGGACTTGGCTAACGGATACGTTGGAGTAACTAGAGGACTTCGCAAGTACAACACAGGACTTACACAGGCAGAACTTAAAACCAAGTCATTCGCTGAGGTTCTTGCCATCCTCAATAAGCAATCTGACAACGCTGCTAATCAGTACATGACGACACTCTCTTACAAGCTCGACGTTCTAACTGTCGCTTCTGAAAGTGCTAAGGAATCTATCGGCTCTGGGCTCGTAGATGCCCTAGCGCGAGCAGGTGGTGGCTCTGAGGTTAAGGATGCAGCTAAGGCAATCAACAGCATCGCTACAGCCATCAATGGCGTAACCCTTGCAGTAGGCACAGCCGTAGGCGGTCTAGTAAAGCTTTATAACCTAGTCGAGAAGGTAACTACTCTCGGTGGCTTGGTTGATTACAAGCGTTACCAGAAGAACCCGATGACCGGCAGTTCAGTCGATCTCATTGAACAAGCCCGTACCAACAAGGCAGTAGTTAAAGCGACAGCAGCACAGACAAAGGCAACCAAGGCACTTACAGCTGAGCAGAAGAAACAAACTGCGCTAAAGAAAGCCGGCTCAGTCTTTGACTTACAGCAGATCCAACTTATCGCAGCCCTAAAGGGTCAGCTATCAGAGGATGAGAAGCTACGCGTTCAGGCAATGCTCGCCCTTGAAAATGAGAACGTCGCAGTAGCCACACGCCTTACCAATCAAATTCTTATGGCGCAGGATGCAACCGGCGCACTTGCTCGCCTCATCCGCGACCTGCCTACAGCTCGCAATCCTTTTGCTGATTGGAATATCCCGGGCGTTAATTATGTGCCAAGCACTAACGCAACCAACGTATCCACAGTCACCCAGGCTATGGGCTACGCAGGAGCTGGCAGTACAGCGATGGCAGAGAAGCAGTCCTATGTAATCAACGTAGCAGGCTCAGTAGTCTCAGAGCAGGGTCTTATCGATGCCGTACGCGGTGGGCTTAACGTAGCCTCACTCTCAGGCTCTGGCTCAACTGTAAGACGTATCGGCGGCTTCTAATGGCGTTACCTGCACAGATAGCAGTTAGCTTTGACTTCTCCTCTGGGGCGACTTTCGGGTATCCCTTTACTATTGGCGATGCAAAGTATGGAGTCCTAGGTACTAGCCAGCTTGCAGGTTCAACCGTACCGACTCCCATTATCGATCTCACTCCGGATGTTTATCAGATCAGCATCACTCGCGGTCGTAACATCATGACAGACACCTATGAGGCAGGAACAGCCATTGTGCGCGTTCTAGACCCTAACTCATACTTTAACCCTCAGAACACCTCATCGCCTTACTACGGCTATTTAACGCCTTTGCGTAAGCTGCGTATCTCTGCCACTACAGCGACAGCGGACACCTTCCTATTTTCAGGCTATACGACTGACTATCGCTATTCCTATGACCAAGAGCAGAACATGGGCTATGTCGATATCGTCTGCGCCGATGCCTTCCGTCTCATCAACATGGCTAATGTGACTACCGTCACAGATGCCACAGCAGGGCAGACAACAGGCACACGCATAGGCAAGATTCTCGACATGCTGGAGTTTCCAGCCAATATGCGTACAGTCGCCACAGGTTCTAGCACATGCGTAGCAGACCCAGGCACAGCTCGCACAGGACTTGAAGCCATCAAGAACGCAGAGTTCTCAGAGGGCATGGGAGCGTTCTACTTTAACCCTTCAGGGACTGCCGTCTATAAGGGGCGCAACGAGGTTGCAGCCACCTTGGCAGATACTCCAATCGAGTTCAACCAGACTACTGGCATCCCATACAAGAACCTTAAATTTACCTTCGATGACAAGCTCATCATCAATGACGCTAACTTCACCCGTATCGGTGGCACTCCACAGGTCGTATTCGATAATGACTCTATTGCTAAGTACTTCCCTCATGGTTCCAATAAGACTGATCTCATTGCTGAGACTGACGACATCGTTCTGAATGTAGCCAAGGAGTATGTAGCAACCCGTAAGGAAACTTCTCTGAGAGTGGATGCCGTTACAGTCGATCTACTAGACCCAGCCGTCCCAACAGACACGATGATAGCCCTCGACTATTTCGACAATCTTCTCATTACCAATGTTCAGCCTGACGGCTCAACCATTGTAAAGAATCTACAAATGCAGGGCATCGTCTGGGATATCAGTCCAAATAAGATGACTGCAACAGTTACAACACTCGAACCGATAGCGGAAAACTTCATTATCGGAAGCGCATATTACGGTATAATCGGCACTAGCATATTAGGATACGGAGCTTAAAATGGCATCAGGACTACCAGCAAGCACAGGCGACATTCTTACCGCCTCAACAGTTAATGGCTTGGTCGCCTTTACTATCGGATCAGACCAGACAGCAGACTACACAGCAGTCATCGCTGATGCGTACCAAGTCCTAGTCCCTATGAATAAGGGCACAGCGGTTGCCTTTAAGATCCCTACAGATGCCTCAGTAGCGTTCCCAGTAGGCACAGCTATTACAGTACTTAATAAGGGCGCAGGGCTTTGCACAATCTCAGCCGTTACCTCTGGCACTACTACAGTTCTTTCAGCTGGAGCAGTTGCAGCATCTCCAACACTTGCACAATATAAGACAGCCGTCTGCATTAAGACCGCTGCTAATACTTGGTATGTCGTAGGCGCTATCGCATAATGATTGGCGCAATTACAGCAGGACTTTACGGTACTGGAGTACCGCCTGTAACCAACTCCTATGAAAGCATCGCTACGGTGACGGTTGGCTCTGGGGGAACTTCTACTATCTCGTTCTCCAGCATCCCTTCAACCTATAAGCATCTCCAGCTTCGATGCTTGATTAAAGCAACCGGCGCAGTCAATCCGCTCGTTCGCTTGAACTCTGACTCTGGAAATAATTATTACTGGCATGGACTTTATGGTACAGGTTCAGCAGCTGGAGCAAACAACGGCGGCGGTTACGGTTCGGACATGATTCTTGCTTACTCTGATAATCAATGGGGTGGCGTTATCTCAGACATTCTGGACTACACCAACACAAATAAAAACACCACTATTAGAAACCTTGGCGGTTGCGATACAAACGGCGGCGGTCAAATAGCACTTAACTCTGGCTTCTGGAATAACACAGCTGCGGTTAATAGCATCTCTATTACTGGCACCACATTCCAGCAATACTCATCTTTCGCACTCTACGGGATTAAGGGGTAATCATGGCAGCCGGTTCAACCTATACGCCTATCGCGACCACCACTCTAGGCTCTTCACAGTCATCAGTTACCTTCTCATCTATTTCAGGATATACAGACCTGCGCTTGGTAATCAATACCGGCACAAGTATTGCCGCGTACCCCTTTATCCAATTTAACGGTGATACTGGCACTAACTACTCTTTGACCGAGTTACTAGGTAACGGCTCTAGTGCCTCATCTTCTCGCGGTACTAACATGACACACATACAGACATACAATGTTAATACCAATACCTCAATCGATACCATGATGAGCTGGGATATTATGAATTATTCCAACTCCACTACTTACAAGACGGTTCTATCTCGCGCTAATGCGGCAGGTAACGGCACTAACGCAATCGTTGGACTCTGGCGTAATACTGCAGCGATTACAAGTATCTACATCGGCTGCATCAACTCAGGCGTAGCGCGTACCTTTAACACCGGCTCAACCTTCACCCTTTACGGAATCGCGGCGGCATAATGGCAAACACATTCGAGCTAATCTCTAGCGTTACCGTTGGAAGCGGTGGAGCTTCATCTATTGACTTCACTTCTATCCCTAGCACTTACACAGACTTGCAAATCAGCTGGAGCCTAAGAACTAATAACGACCCAGATGCCGGTAACTATGGACTGGCTTCAATCGCTTTCAATGGCAGCACTTCTAACATCACTCGCCGGACACTTCTAGGCTCTGGCTCAGCTGCTTCATCTTCTAGCAGTACCAATGCGCAAATTGCAGTAGATGGGCTTAATAACACAGCTTCAACATTTGCCAGCGCAAGCCTCTATATCCCTAACTATGCAGGAAGTTCTAATAAGTCTGCAAGCCTTGATAATGTCATGGAGCAGAACTCGACAACTACCTACATGTCTTTAGCTGCTATTTTATGGAGTCAGACCACAGCAATTAACCAACTCACACTTTCAGCCGTTTCAGGCTCTTTCGTCCAATACTCAACCGCCTACCTATACGGAGTAAAAAATGCCTAATCCATCAAGAATCGAAGTTAATTGCGAGACTGGCGAAGTCCTAGAGATCGAGCTAACAGATGCAGAAGTAGCAGAGATGACCTATGCGGCTGAACTAGCGGCAGAGGCTAAGGCTGAGGAAGAACTCCAGAAGGCAGCTCTCGAAGCTAAGAAGCAGGAAGTCCTCGCTCGCCTTGGCATCACAGCAGACGAAGCAGCTGCCCTGCTTTCATGAAGCCTAAGCTATGCGCTGCCGGTCAGACTCTAAGGGAGCAGATCAATGCTAGTTACCCTGAGAGAGACAAGCGTTCCGACGGCTGGATTGGCGACACACGCCATTCGGCGCGCCCTTCTGATCATAACCCTGATGAACAGGGTATCGTCAGAGCGGTTGATATTGACAGGGATTTATCTGGAGTATCAAAGCCAGACCTCATGCCTGACCTTGCAGATCAGATT